TCTGGATTTATTTCGCGCATCCTAGCTAGGTTTACAACCCTTTCTTGCTCAAATGGATTTAATTCTACAGCTTTATTGTCACCTTTCCCTTGAGTTTCAGCCACAGGCTTATTGCTCATCTCAAGAGTGTTTTTTAATTGATCTGCTGTGATTTTTAATTGATCTGTATTGCCACTTTGAAGTATATTCTCGATTGTGCTCGATTGATTCGGAGTTAAAACAATTCCCTTTGATTTGGTTAATTCGAAAAGTGTTTCAGCTTGTCCCTTAGCTTGTGAGTATTCATTTTTAGATTTGATTTGACCTTGAAGTTGTGGAACTAATGAGTTAATATTTTGACGACTAGCATCAAATCCGCCCCATTGTTTCCATCCGCTTTGCTTAGCCAATGCAATGGATGCTTTTAGATCGTTTTCATACTGATCCATATTAGGCAATCCTGCCTCACGACCAGCATTGATTATATCAAGTGCTTGTTTAGTTTGGATATAGCCTTCTGAGCCTTCTTTAAAGTAATCTGCTGGATTCATTTTATAAATTGTTTATTTACCTCCCCTACTGGGATCAGTTGCACTTTGAGACGTAGCACCTGCACTTGAATTCTGCATCTGCATCTCCATAAGTTTGTTTTGGTTGATCATCTTGTTAACCTCGAACCCGGTATTCATCATTGTAAACAATGACTCAGCAGCAGCAATGCGCTCGGATAATGGAACCTCTTGATCGTCTAGAACATTCTTTAATTCTCCGATACCGGGGATTAAATTTGGAGCTTTAGATGCAAGCAATCCAGCGATCCGGCTTGCCGTGTCCACTGACTTCGCTTTTTCTTTTTGCTGCTTGAGGTAATCTTGTGTTTGCCCAACGATACCAGATATCATCTGATATGGTTGTGCTGCTACTGCTCCGGCTGCCTGTGCTGCTCCAGAGTAATCCGGTGTCTGATACCCAGTTGTTGGGATTTGTCCTCCTATTAGTGCCATAATTTTATTATACTATTGATGCTCTTGGGATTCCACCACCAAACATATTACTAAGTCCCATTCCTGCTGATAATCCTAAGCCACCAAGACCAGTTGCTCCGGCAGCACCTCCGGCCATACCAGTAAGTCCAAGCCCAGCCGAAAGGCCACCAGTGAATGGCGCGGCTGCCATACCGATAAGTCCACCGATCATCTGACCACGGGCTGCCCTAGCTTGCATATCTGCCTGATACTGAGCTAAATTGCGTTCATCCATTGCCTTCGCTCTCTCACGAGACAGATTCAATGGAAGATTGTAGTCAAGGTCTGGTCCGAGGGTTTGACCTAGTCCTAATGCAGATCCAGCGGTTGCTGTTCCTGCTGAGTATGATGCCGGAGTTGATCCAAGCATCCCGAGACCCGGCTGGGTGTAAAATGAACCAGCTAGATTGTAGCTATTCTGCCTTGCCTGTGCAGCCTCTGCGCGTTTACGGGCGAGGACATCCTCACGACCCATAACCTCAGATGCAAAGGCAGCATTGCCACCAAGTCGGCCAGATGCTTGTGCAGCCTCTCGAGCGGTTTGTTCATACATACGCTGCTCTTGTGGAGTGACTCCCATCGATGCTGCCCTAGCTCTTTCTGCTTCCTGTGCAGATGCTTGAACTGCCGCAGCTTGCTCTGGGGAGAGTGCGTCCATCAAGCCACGAGTAAGTGGAACCTGCCCGGTCATCGTGCCGAGTTCTTGTGCGCGGAGGTCAGCAATAGATCGTGCCGCCTCGGTTCCTGCGGTTCTCTGTAAACCAGTCAGACCAGTCAAAGCTTGGCCACCAAACCCGAAGGCTTGATCCATGAACTGAGGAGTGTATTGCCCCTGTAACCCAAGGAAGGCTGGAAGTGCTTGTCCGTAATATCCAGTTACCCCGGATAATTGTTGTTGGACGACACTAGGCTTACCTTTGCGTCCTTCTTTGAAAATGTCTGTAGGTTGCGGTATGCTTGGTGCGCTACCTCCTAGTATTGATCCCATATTATTTTATTCTGTTAAGAGTTTTCTGATAATCCCATACCCTTACGGATGAGTTGTTTTTGAATTGCCTTTGAAATACAACAAAGTCAAATTCTCCATCAAATTGCTCAAGAACAAACGGCATCTCTCCAGCACAATATGTGACAAATAGTGAGTCAGCGTGATGTCTTTCCGCTGGCTGCATTGGTTCTGACGAGTTTGTGAAAAAGCCGATAGCGAAGCACTCAGGGCGACATAAAACAAAACCATGACACAGATGCCAATCAAGCAGTTCTGTGAAATTTGCGTTGTGCTTCGTGTAATCATTAAATGCTTTGACTAAGTATTGGTTCATCCAATAACGGTGACGTTGTTATGCAAACAATTAACATTAGTGCTGCCAAATGAAAGTGTTGAAATATATGCACACTTCTCATTAAAGGCGAATCCGCTAAGTGCCTTGTTTCCGCTTGATGAAGTTAATTGCCCTAATTCATTAACTACTCCAGATACAGCAAAGTTAACATTTGGCATAGCTGTCGAGAAGTTTAAGATAAAATATCCACTATCCAATGCCTGATTGGATGTTGGTGGAACAACTGGACTAGCCATTGCCGCAGAAACGCATGATATGTTTCCAGATCCTCGTATTGTTTTTCTCCTTAGTGCTACGCTTCCGGTGGATGTCGTGGTCACGGAACTGACAACTGTGAAAGTGTTTGCGTCTGTAACTGTTGCTACCTCATAAACACCATCAAATGGAGCCGTGCCAGTGCCGACAGTAAAGTCTAAAAACACCCTGTTGCCAACAATTAGCCCGTGTGCCGTTGCCGTAATCGTTACCGTGGTCGATGCTGTTCTGGTATACGTCCCACTCAAATCTGAGTTGGCTTGGCCATTGAAATTAGCCCATGCACGGGTGCCGTAGATAGGTGCAGATCCACTTGGAGTTGGCATATTAGCAGTGCCAAACGTGACACCACCAGCATTGTTCATGACAACCCCTCCGGCCGAGGTGAGTTGGATATTGCCTGTTCCGTTATTCAGAACCCTAAAGTTTCCATTTGCACCACCATCACGGACGATCCTTGTCTCGAAGTCAGTAGGGGTTGCAGCGGTATGAAGATCGATAAAGCAGTTGAAATCTTGGGTGTGTCCAGTTCCAAACTCTAAACCTGTTTGCGGAACACCAAAAACCCCACCAGCACCTGTTCCAGACCAGCTAGGTCCACCAGACGATAGTTTAGCCGGGGTTACTGAGCCATTGGTAATATTTGTGGCAGTAACAGCATTGGTAGCCAACTCATTCGAGGTGATTCCTTGTGCGCGAACCTTCAATTTTCCAGATGCAACCTCTAACGTGGTGCCAATAATAGCGTCAGTTGTGATGGTTGTCTGGTCGATGATATTATTCATCTTCGTGCTAGTGATCGTATCAGTAGCTGTAAACGTGTAAGTTGTATCAACTGCGCCCATATATTATTTCTGTGAGATAATTTGTCTATTTGTCACCGAAGCGGCAACTTTTACTGAGTTTATCTTGGGAGACCCCTGTGTTCTTGTCAAGATGACGGTCCCCGTGTATCCGCGAATGCCACCTAATCGGCACCTAATACCAGCAGTTTCTGCCTCACCGACAGTGCTTGGTGATAAAACTACACCACCAAGAAATTTGGTTGTGGTTCCGATATCAACTGCGTTGTCAGGATCTTCGGCAGCAAACGAAATCATATACTCACCGATCTCTCCGGGGAGGTTTTGCATTACAACTTGAGCATCCGTGAATCTCTTACGATCCATTGAGCCTAAATCATACCCACGCGTCGTGAGTCTTGATTCGATAGTCGTGCTGATCTTGCCACCCTCAAAGTTTGAGATGTTATAGTAATCAGTATTTGAGTCATCTGCCTCTAATTGATGCAAACCACCACTCGATGTGACAGCATAAATGTTGTCTCGCACCTCCGCGCTACCGATAATAAAGTTTTCAATCAGGAATCTGCCGTCTCCAAATGTATCAAGTGACTCCCATCCTTTATTTAGGAAATTAAAGACCAAAATTGAGTTGTTTCCTCGAGCATCGTTAGCTCCGGCAACAGAATCAAGAGGGACGGCGAGGTAGTATCTGTTATTAAACAAAACACCCACCGCTTTATCGGCATAATTTTTGTTTATCCTGTCAATGTATGGCTGGATGTTCTTGGAGATAGGTTCCTCGGCACCACGGAGGTTGTAATCATTAAGGAATTCCACAGCATAAACTCCATCATCAGATAAAAACATTACCATATTGCCGCGAGATACAATACTCTTACGGGCGAGGCATCCAACTTCGGAGGTAAGTTCTGTGACTTTGGTATCGAGCAGACTTCCGGTGGTTCCGGTGATGAGATGTAAGCTATTTCTATTGAATACGATCAACTTATCCTCGTAGAAACCATGCATCCCAACCACATAGTCGGCAGTTCCACCACTAATGCGGAATTGGTTCTCGATCTGGTCGAAGGTCGTTGTATCTAGAATATCTGATACTGCTATTTCATCAGTAATTTTGGTGCTGGTATATACTGGAGCGTTATAGGGACCAGATAAACTATAATAATGTGGAACCCATAGCCTACGCTGGAAGTAAACCCCCCAAGGTGCGCCGGGTTGATGCATAAAACCTCCACCCACACTGAATCTGCCACCGAATTCAAAGGAATCAGATGATGAGGTGTTGTAGTCGCCTATCGGAGCATACCAGTTGATCGTGGTAGTCGTGGCTGCCGTGACGTAATATTCATTGCCAACCATTCCAGATAGCTCTGGGGTAGCTGATTCACGGACCACAATGATATCTCCAGCTCGGATCGTGGTGTTTCCTGCAACTGTGGCAGTTACAAACCCACTGACCACATCAACATCCTTTGCTGTAATATTAAAAGTTTGGGGTTGGGTGTAAGCTCCACCCGGCGACAAGGTAAAACCATCTGTCATGGTGGCCGCCGATACGCCGAATGTCACGGTTTGGCTAGTCGTGAAGGTATAAGCGAAAGTGTCTTGCGTAGGAGCTGGGCTGGCAAGAACAGTAAATGTGCCGTTAGCTGGTGTGCCGCCAGTAAGCCCAGCAATTGTAACTTGCGCTCCAGCCAGCAAGCCGTGATCCTTTACGTTCACGGTTACGGTAGTTGTGCCTGCCTGAGATGCTGAAGCAATAGGTCGGCCATTAGGGAACCACTCAAATGCCTGCTGACCATCTCGGAAGAGCATGACCTTGTCGAAGACCTGAATCATTTCAGTGTCCGCCCCTAACGCAAGACCCGGAGGGTATGGGATGTTGGTAATGGCCAAGGTGTCGAGGTCGATCTTCTTGGCAGTAGAATCCATCGCCACAATGACATACTCCTTATTGCTGGAGTTTGGATCGCTAAACAAGCAGGATGCCCTCACGTTAGCGTTAGCTGCATCATTTATCTGCATCTGGGAGAGGATGCCGACACCATCCGTCACGGACGTGATACCGTCCACAGTATATTC